AAATCAGTTTTGAGTCTTGTTTATGACGCACTTCTAATGAAAGTAAAAAAGAACAAGAAAAACATATCATCAAACAAAGGGTACTTTTATTATTCAGATCAAGACACCAAAAACAAATACATTTGGGAGTACGAGATTAAAAAAGCGGCTAGAAGATCACCAGAATCTAAAACACATGTAAATTTAATTTATTCAGAACCATTAAATGGTTTGACTATAAATCAAATTATATCTAAATTTACTACGTGGACTGAAGAAGAAGTTAAAACAAGTCCTGTGTTTGAAATGATATCTCAAGGAGTATTTCCAATACAAGAAACCCTTCTTCCTCTCTTCAAAAGAAAGTTAATTTCATTTATCAACCAGTCAAAAGTTAGAGAGCATAATGAACGACTCGAAACTCAGAAATAAAACCAAAAGTAATGAGCTTTAATAAAAGGTTTCTCAAAAAAGAAAATATATTAAATAATCTCTCAAACCTTTTTACTTATTTAAACGCCGATGCAATTATTTGCACCGACGATTTTTCGCGCAAAGTTTATAGGATGTATAGTGAAGGTTTCAGCAAAGAAGAAATAATAAATGTCATAAATAAAATGAAATGAAAATCAAGTTGGAATACGTGTGGCTCGACGGATATAAACCTGAGCCAAATCTAAGGAGTAAAGTTAAGATAGTTAATGCTGACACAATAGGTGCCTCAATCGACAGCTTCCCAATGTGGAATTTTGACGGGTCATCAACAAATCAAGCCAATACTGGTAATTCAGATCGTTTATTAAAACCAGTTAGATGGTATATGTCAGATCAATACCCATTAGAGGACAACACCGTTTATGTTTTATGTGAGGTATTGAATCCTGATGGAACACCACACGAATCTAATAAAAGATCTGGTATTGGTACAGGATTTGAAGATCTTTGGTTTGGTTTTGAACAGGAATATTTTATTCGCGAAGAAGTTAATGGGAACATTTTGGGTCACAAAAGAAATATCCTCAAAGGACAAGGTGAATACTACTGTGGTGTAGGACACAATGTTGTTGGACGTAAGTTTGTTGATGAGCACTTGAATATGTGTTTGAACTATGGTATCAACATTACAGGTATCAATGCTGAGGTGGCATTAGGACAGTGGGAATATCAAGTGTTTTCGCAAGGTAAATTAAAAGGTGGGGATGACCTTTGGATGACGAGATACTTTTTATTCAAGATAGCTGAAAAATATGGTTATCATATTGAATTACATCCTAAACCAATCACACACGGAGAGTGGAATGGATCAGGACTTCATACAAACTTTTCAACGGACACGATGAGAATTGATGGGAATGAAGAATATTTTATGGCATTATTCAATGCATTTGAGTCAAGACACGAAGACCATATCAAAGCTTACGGATCAAACAATCATTTACGATTAACTGGTGAATACGAGACTCAAGCAATTGATAAGTTTAGTTGGGGTGTATCTGATCGTGGAGCATCAATCAGAGTTCCTCAGGACACCGCAAAAGAATGGAAAGGTTATGTTGAAGACCGTAGACCAGGTTCAAATGCCGATCCGTATAATTCGCTATACGTTGCTCAACTTCTTTATGATACAAAAACTATGATCAATAAAGACGTTGATATGAATGGTCTTAGTGAAAAGTACGGAACAATGACTAACGATGAATTATTAAAGGAATATCGAGATGATTATGATTATGTGTTAGATGATCAAATTATGGAATCTAAAGCTAATATAAAACCAGGAACACAACCTGAAAATATTAATACAAGTAATACGGGCACAATACCCGAAGCTTTAAAAAACGCATTAATGAACGCTAAAAATTATTCAACCAATGGATAAAGAATGTGTATGTGGTGGAACAGGACCTTGTCAGTGTCCTACACCAAAAGTGGAACAAGTAAACAACATGCCGGGACATAGAAATCCGCCGCCACCACCTCAAAAAGAACAAGTAAATCATCCACATCATTATGGTGGAGAAAATAATCCTTACGAGGCAATCAAAGTGATTGATGCTTGGGGTTTAGGATTTAGTTTAGGAAACACAGTAAAATATATAAGTCGTGCAGGAAAAAAAGGAAAAGACAAGGAACTCGAGGATCTCAGAAAAGCCCTCTGGTACCTCGAACACCACATCAAAACAATCGAAAAAGACAGGTCTTGATACTGAGATTACAGTATTAGATGCGATCACAACGCCAAACGAATTGATCCGTGAAACCCTCATTAATTTTATGTGGGGGTTTTTAGGGAACTCTATTGTTGTATTTGCCGCAAAAGAACTGGACTTTTTAGTTTTGATAAACTATATTGTTTATTACATTTTAATCTCGTATATTGTTAACAGGAAGAAATACGAAACCATGTTAGGTAAGTTTATTGTTCTTCCTGGATCCGCAGCAATTGGAGCATTTACAGGATATAAGTTGGCACAATTAATTACTAAAATAATTTAATTATGGAAGAAGAATGGAACCCAAATGAAAATCAAGGTAGATCAAAAGAACATATTGAGCGAAACTATATGTCATTTAAAATACTTGCTTGGTTCGGATCAGTGTTAATAATAGTATTAGTAACTAGTTTAATCGTAAAATATATTGCAAAATGAAATACTATAAAATTACAATAGGCGGTAAAGGAGCTGAGGTTTACCCCTTCCAATTGAATACAGAACAATATGAAACTCTACGTGATGGTGGGGTTGAGCAGGATGAGTTGGACCACGATCAAATATGTGAAATATTAGGTGTTGATACGTTCTTTGATTCGCCAAACGAATCTATCATGGGACCATATCCTGACGCATTCTTTGTAAGAGTTGAAGATGAAGAAGGTAATGTTGTTTATCAGAGTGAAGATTTTGATAGTGATAGAAGCGATTACGAAGAACAATATTGTGGTGAGGTCGCTTATCTTATCATAGAAGACTATTGTAAGGGGGAACATCTTGTTTATGACATCCCATTAGAAGAAGACTTTGACATTGATAAATTGAGATTCAAAGTAGACGACATTGGTTGTCGAGTAGAGATAGTAAGTGGAATCTTGTACGAAGAAAAAGAATATAATATATATAAATCATTTGGCGATACATCCAGTAAAGGATATTATTACCATTTAACAGCAGGAATTTAAAAATAAAATATGGACAGACGAGAAAGACAATTAGAAGAAAGATTAGATCACTTGGAGATTGAGGTTAAAATGAACCGTGAATGGAATGAAATTCCTGAATCATTAAAACCAACATCAAAAGGTAGATGGGAACAAATGAAGGGAGAACTTAAAGCCCAAGAAAGTCGAAGATTGGGTTGGCCTAAAAATTATTAAAATGAAATTAACAGAAGAACAAAAAAATCAGATCCTAAATCAATACGAGGGGTTAAAAAACGATGAACAAACACTAGGTGAAATACACGAAATAATTGTGGATTTTTGTTTAGATGAAGAAATTGTTGATTTATCAGATGATGAGGATGGAGACCTTTATGAAGAGTTTTCAAATGAAGTTTGGGATTTATTAGAGAGTATAAAATAAGAAGATGATAGAAACAGGAAAAATTATTAACGGAGATTGTATTGAGGTAATGAAAACATTACCGGAGGGGTGTATTGACTTAGTCGTAACCAGTTGCCCATATGGTGTAGGGATTGATTATGATGTTCACGAAGATGATGTTGAATTTGAAGATTACAAAGTTTTCTCAAAACAATGGTTAAATGAGGTATATCGGGTATTAAAAGATGATGGTCGTATTGCTTTGAACATTCCTTACGAAATCAATAGACAGAAAAAAGGTGGTCGTATCTTTTTTGTGTCAGAGATGTGGCAGATTATGAAAGAAATCGGTTTTGGTTTCTTTGGTATTGTGGATTTAGAAGAACAATCACCACATAGAAGTAAAACTACTGCTTGGGGATCTTGGATGAGTCCTAGTTCACCATACATATATAACCCTAAAGAATGTGTTGTATTGGCATACAAAAAACAACACATTAAGAAGATCAAAGGTCAACCACAATGGACTGGAGAATTAACTGAAATTGAAAATGAAGATGGTTCGAAAAGGAACAAAATGGTCTACGACGAGAATGATAAGAAAGAGTTTATGGAACTTGTGTTTGGTCAGTGGAATTACTTTGCAGATACTAAATCACTCACCAAGGCAACTTTCTCGATGGACATACCAACCAAAGCGATCAAGATATTGTCCTACAAAAACGATGTAGTATTAGATCCATTTGCGGGGTCAGGAACTAGTTTGGTTGCCGCTGAGATCTTAGATCGTAGATGGTTAGGAATAGAACTCTCACCAAACTATGCTGAAGTAGCGAGAGGTAGAGTACAAGCATTTGTTGACGAAAAAACAAAAGTTAAGGTAGAAGAATAAATTTGTGTGTATTTATATCTATATAGATATTTATAGACATGGGTAATCTTGTAATCACCGAAAAACAACTTCAGTTATTAGTTAATAACATTCAGGAAAGTTCCTCAAAAGGAGAACAACTGAATGAAGATACTTGGATGAACACCGCAGCTGGTGTTGTAGGTTTATTTGACCCAACAGGTATTGTCGACTTTTTAAATGGTGTTTCATACATATATCAGGGTGATTATCTCTTTGGACTTTTATCTATGATTTCTGTTTTCCCTTTCTTTGGTGATGCGATTGCTAAACCTATAATGGGTTCACTAAAAGTTGCCGGTAAAGGAGTTTCAATGGTTGACGATGCTTTAAGACTTGTTAAAGCTGGTAAATCAGCTGAAGCGGCTAAATTACTACAACAGGCAGGAACAAAATCTGATGACATTGCTAGATTGATTAGTACATCCGGAAAGTGGGGTGATAAAGTTATGGATACTGTAAATGCGATACCGGGTTCTAAAATGGCACCAAGAGCAAGAAAGTTAGTTGGGGATTATGTTGACCTATTCAAAGGAGCAAAGGCATCGCAACAAACCGTAAAGATTGCTGGTAAAGTTGATGATTTGATTACTAAATTCCCAAAACTTACAAAGGCGGATCAGATTAAAAACCTTAATACGATTAAAAAAGAGTTTGCGAGTGTAAAAGGTTTTGGTTCATTCAAATTAACTAACCCTGGATTCATGGGAACAATTGCTGGAGGCGTACCAAGATTTTGGGGTAACAGATCGGTTAGATCACTTATGAATAGAAGTAAGTGGTACTTAGGATTTTTGGACTTTATAGGTCTTGGAAATTTTGTTGGCCCAGATGAACTTGACAAACAAATGGGTAAAGAAGAAGTTGAATCTAAATTACAAGAATATTCAAATACACCTGAATCAAAAAAACTTTGGGGTGATGATTTTGGAAGTGATGCTTCTACACAACCAACATCGGTAATTTCATCATTAACAGGTGGTGATAAAGGTGTTGACAACCTTTTTAGTTTCTTCTCATCAATCGCCGCTTAACTCAATCAAAGAACCTTCTTGGATATCATATTTTTTACAAGTACCACCTGGTAATTCCAAAACCAAATCGCCAAAACCTTTGTAACTTTCACAAGGTGTTTCCTTACAAGGAGGGCAATTGTGGTGAATTGTTTGAACCTCACCAGATTCAATAAAAATAATGTCCAACGGTACTATACAGTTCTTCATCCAAAAAGAATGATTACCAAGATTCATAAAGAATAATAGACCATCAAAGTTACCATCAAACTTTTTACCCATCATTCCTTCGGAAATGTCTTTTTCTGTGATTAGACATTTAACGTCAAAAATGTTATTATTTATAGTTAGAAACA